TCAGACTCCACCAGCCTAAGGAGTGGGTCCTCCGCAACGACCAGATCGTCAAGTACGGGTCCACGTACTACAAAGCGCCCCCTGCCGCGCAAAAAATCTATGATCGAGATAGCTTCATCATTCCTCCCGCGTTGGACGAGTGGCAAAAAGAGGTCTTCAGTGAGGTTAGTTTTATTCCGGCACGTTCACACGTACCTCCCTTGGTGTATTGATTATTGATTCAGTTTTGTTACGTAGCCGAAGCCAACAAGACCGAAAACCCTACTCCTCCGTGGCCCGACGCGGCTTGGTAAAACCGTGTGGGCAAAATCACTCGGACGTTATAGTTACATGTGCGGATTGTGGAGATCAGATAGCTTCGACGATACCGCCGACTATCTTATACTAGATGACTTTGATTTCGATTTTTTTCATGGGATGCGCAAGGCAATATGGGGCGCGCAGGAAGAATTTACGCACACTGATAAGTGGCGTAAAGGTGTAGCACGATGGGGGAAGCCTTGCATATGGATATGCAACGACGAAAAGAACCCCTTTACAGCTAGAGACGGAAAGGGGAATTTCGTTATGGCAGACAATGAACGTAGTTGGTATAGAGATAATTGTGTAGAAGTACACATTCAGGAAAAGATGTATATTGAATAAAAGTAACCGCTCGTCAGCCTGCCGGCGGCCTCACTATAACTATGCTTTTATCCCATTTTTCCCGTCTCCGACACACTAGGGGCCCGGCCGAGGAACGCTTCGCTACTCGGCCTCCCTATGCGTCCTTAAAGTACACGTTGGTATCGATTGATCCATTGATATAGGTTTTTAAATCTGCACCAGTCAAAAAACCCGGCGCAAAGCACTCAAGCGCCCAATACACTTGCTTGTTCTTAACTTCGCGCATAAAGCTATTGGTCACCAAACTTGCGTCCAGGACAGAAGTAACCTTCCGGCGAAGCGGCTGGTAGTACTTCCTCCTCGTCATTGCATTCAGGTTGCCATTGTTGTCAAGCCTGAATATTCTCTGCTGGTAAATATGGACATTCTGCGTATTCCATTTGGACCAGGTAGGAGTGGTATCATGGTCGATATCGAAGAAATTGGGATCTGCGGGACCTATGCCTGCAGTACCATTAAAGTATTGCGAGGCAGAGAACAGGGTATATCTAAACTGTATGTCCAGCGCAGACCCAGGTTGGGTGGCAACGGTGTAGAAATGGCATTCCCATCTGAACCCACGGGACTGGATCTCGTTCCCTATGAACGTTGTCTCCGATTTCGTGAGAGTGTTGTCCTCCCGGGGAATCGGCGAGTATATGTTGCGGAAGAAGATAAAGTTCGGGCCCGAGACGTAGCCGCTGTCGTTGAGGTACGTGACCAAGGGGGCGTAGTACGGAAAGTGCTTGGTCTCCACGGGTTTGGCGGCGATGGCCTGGATGGCCTTCGCCTGCCGTTTGGTAAACGCTGGACGCTTGTAGCGGCGTTTGTACGACTTGCGGCGGAACGCCATGGCATGAAGACGTTTATTGTCTATGGGTGGCGACTGTGGCGAGTTTGTGTAACCCTCGGATCTCGGCTAAACTCGGCCTCGGATTTCGGAGTTCCGTTATGTTTAACCGACTCCGGTCCGCAGTCACCTTTTCTTTTATATAAAGAGGGGAGCGAGTGGAGCGGGGATTGGCCTGTAGAATCTTAGACAGGCCAATACCGCTATGGCTCGCGAACCCCGTACAAATGGACAACGGTTCTTCTTGACGTACTCCCAAGCAACCAACCTCGATATCGACGACCTCGCAAACTTCATCGCCGACATAGCACCTTGCTGGCTTGAAATCGTACAAGAAAATCACCAAAATAATGGCATCCACTATCACGTCGTCGTCGTCTTCGAATCTCGCCTCCAACGTCCCCTCAACGTCTTCGACTGCGATGGATACCATCCAAACATCCTCCCCATCAAAAATGCCACCGTCGACCTTGTCAACCGGCGCCATTACATTAGGAAGGGGGCGGACCGGTCTGAAGAGGACCAACACACAATCAAAAGTCACAAACTCAAAGCGTGTGACTATGTCATTGAACCCGATACTCGAGGAGACGTACCCCCCTACACTGCGACGTCAGGACGCCTCGATTTCGGAGGAATACTTGCAGCCGCGGAGTCCGAAGCGCAGTTCTACGACCTCGTCAGACTCCACCAGCCTAAGGAGTGGGTCCTCCGCAACGACCAGATCGTCAAGTACGGGTCCACGTACTACAAAGCGCCCCCTGCCGCGCAAAAAATCTATGATCGAGATAGCTTCATCAT